TGTTAGATTTTGACATTAAAAGAAATGATTATGCCAAGAGAATAATTTATAGATTAATACCATTTAAAGTACATAGTAGCATATTTAAAAGCCCTACTGCGGCTCCTCCGGGATTTCAAGAACTTCAAAAAATTATCGCCAAACAATACAATTACATCTATACTGGATTGAACAACGATCTATTGAAATTTGATATTGATATTGATAATATGTTTTACACAGGAAGACCAATTTCTCCTCCGAGCGAAACAGCTAATAATCAAAATAGAGATCTAAATGATGCTTCTAAAGATCCTAAAAAAACAACAGAGCTACAAGAAGGTGCTGCGCCCGGAGGTGTATCTAATACTGCCGGCGCTAAACCAGTTAAGCCTGATCCCGATGCTGGCCTACCTCCGGCTGTTGGCGGATCTAATGATATATCTACCGAACGACGAGTAGCAGATGCTTTTCAAAATGCTTTCTTAAAAAACAGTGCAGACTTAATAAATTTAAACATAGAAATATTAGGAGATCCTTATTGGTTAGTGGATACAGGATTGGGAAATTATATCGCAGACAAAGGACCAAATAGTCAAACTAATTCTGATTTAACGATGAATTATGAAGGTAGCGATGTATATGTATACATAACTTTTAGAACACCTATAGAACCTAATTTAGGAACAACTGGACAGGGCGGCCTTTATAATTTTCCTAAAGGAGAAATAGTCAGCCCGTTCAGTGGAATCTATAAAGTCACTAAATGCGACAACAAATTCAGCGGTGGAATTTTCACACAAACTATAAGATGTATTAGAATGACAGGACAACCTCAAGATTACGTTGGTAAAGAAAGTATTGTTAAAACACAGACTCTGTTGTACAAAGAACCAGAGACTGAGAAAAAAGATCCCACTACATTTATATATGGATCGGAAGGTGAATAATGCCTAGAGAAACTAGACAGTCAGCTGCACCAGCAGCAAGAAAAAACATAGGCCCTGGACCTTTTTTAGCCAAGGTAGTAGGACATCTCGATCCTTCGTTTATGGGAGGATTGCAAGTTACTCTTTTAAGAAGAGACGGTAACTTAATAGGTGATGCTAACCAAACATATTCAGTACATTTTGCTACTCCGTTTTACGGAAGCACCGCCTACGAATTTATGGGAGCAAATAAAACCGATTTTAATGACACACAAAAATCATACGGAATGTGGTTTGTTCCTCCAGACGTTGGAGTAACTGTAATTTGTTTCTTCATTAACGGAGATCCTGCACAGGGGTATTGGATGGGTTGTATTCCTAGCAGATTCATGAACCATATGGTTCCTGCTATCGGAGCATCCACCGACGTTGAACTTACTGATGCAGATAAAGCAAGATTTAATACTACCCAACCTTTGCCTGTAGGCGAAGTTAATCGATTGGCTAATACGTTAGATACCAATATGCAAATCGATAAGGTTAAAAAACCAGTGCATCCAATAGTTGAACGATTCTTAGAACAAGGATTATTAGAAGATGATGTGAGAGGTCCTGCGCAGAGTACTCCTAGAAGAAATGTTCCTAACATGGTTTTTGGAATTTCCACTCCCGGACCATTAGATCGCAGAGACGGAGCGATAAGAAAATCTATAGGTTTAAAACAGAGCCAAACACCTAGTCCTGTTCCGGTAAGTAGATTAGGTGGCACCCAATTAGTTTTCGATGATGGAGATGACCAATTACAAAGGAAAAAACCTGCCGGTCAAGGTCCTAGAGAATATGCGGATACACTAGCAGGAGAAAAAGGAGATCCTACGATCCCTGCTAATGAATATTTTCGAGTTAGAACAAGAACCGGCCATCAGATCCTTTTACACAATACCGAAGATCTAATCTATATTGCTAATTCAAAAGGAACAACTTGGGTAGAACTTACCAGCAATGGCAAAATAGATATCTACGCCGAAGACAGTGTAAGTGTTCATACAAAAAACGATTTTAATTTTTATGCCGATAGAGATTTTAATTTAGAGTGTGGAAGGAATGTTAATATAAAAGCCAAAGGTCGCTTTAACGGAGATTTTTTACAGAATATACATTTAAGATCTGGACTAGACATGAAGGTATTTGTAGCTGAATCGTTAGACTATAAAATTGGTACAGATACAAAATTTACCACAGGAAATAATTTTGATCTAGCTGTAGGAGGTAGTGCAAAATTAACTGCTCTAGGAACTACCGACATATATTCTTCTTCAAGTCTCAAAGTTACCTCTGGAGCTACTATAGATGTTGGAGCATCGGGAAAAATCGTTATTTCTGGTTCTAGAGTAGATATTAATGGACCTAAAGCTGCTACCGCTGCCCAGGCAACATCAGCAGCTACAGCTCCACCACTTAGTACCCACGACAATATTGCTACTGCGGTCGGTGATTGGGCAAAAACAAAATATCAATCAGGAACGATTCCTAGCATTATGAAAAGGATACCTATGCACGAACCTTGGGCACTGCACGAAAGTAATGCTCCCGAACAGGTTAATCCGCCTGCTACTGATAGGGACGATGGCGGAGATTTACCTACCGAACATCAGTCTACCACAGCAGCTAGCCAAGTATCTGCTTCCGCTGCCCACGTAGCAGAGATCAATGATTACGATGCAGTTAAGCCAGATCCAACTACTGGCAAAGCTTCATTCCCTGATAAGATCGATATTCCTCCGGGCGGCGTAAATCTAACTGCTGATTTCTTTGCTCCTAGCAAATACGGAAAACGTACAGCCGATAACCTAAATACTCTAGACCCCACAGTAAGGGTAGTGTTTGCTAAAGCAATAAAAGCATTCATACAGCAATATTTTAAAGATGGCTGGGATATGAGTGTATCAGAATGTCTTCGTCCTTTAGAAAGAAGTAAGGCACTATATGAAGCATTTAAAGCAGGTACCGGTCCTCAAGCAGCGAGTCCGGGAAATAGTTGGCACAATTACGGAGCAGCAGCAGATATCTTAATTTACAAGGATGGTAAGTGGGATTCGTTGAATAAACTTGGCGCCTATACTGGTTTTGCTCAACAGTTTTTAAGACAACAAGGTATTCATAACAATGCCGGTGCTAACGATAGCGGTCACTTTGTTCCAGTTCAAATGTCTGTAGGTGTACCGTCCGCTGTTAAAAACGGATCGATTAAAATTTCGCAAATTATGTCTGGCGAAAAGAAAGTTTAAGAGAGAGATAAAAAATGGCAAAATTATATAACAATCAAACAGTGGCCAAAAATAAGGCCAGTGTAGGGGATCAAAATACTGGTTCTTTTACCTATAAAGGATTTAGCTCTCTTGAATCAAAACGAGGATTCAAACTATACGACATAGATTTAGTAAAACAAGATATCATTAATCACTTTTATATAAGAAAAGGCGAGAAATTAGAAAACCCAGAATTCGGTACCATAATCTGGGATATGTTGTTTGAAAATTTTACAGATGAAGTTAAACGGTTAATTTCTGAAGATGTAGAAACTATTATAAATTATGACCCAAGGATAGCTATTAATTCTATTCTAGTAGACACTACAGATCAGGGAATAAGGATAGAAGCAGATATTGTTTATATTCCTTTTAACATCAATGAAAGAATGACTTTTGAGTTTGATAAAAACAATTCTATCATTAACTGACTGGTTAACTTTTTCGGGTAAATATTGATATATGGGACTTTAAGATGTCAGTTACGCTAAGACAAACAAATTTAATTTTAAATCAAGACTGGAAAACTATCTATCAGACTTTTCAAAATGCTGATTTTACCAGCTATGATTTTGAAAATCTGAGAAGGGTAATGATTACCTATCTAAGGGAAAACTACCCCGAAGATTTCAATGACTATATCGAAAGTTCCGAATATCTTGCGCTAATAGATGCAATAGCATTTATAGGCCAAAGTCTAGCGTTTCGTATAGATTTAGCAAGCAGAGAAAATTTTTTAGAATTAGCCGAGAAAAAAGAAAGTGTTCTTCGACTAGCTAGAATGTTGAGCTATAATGCTAAAAGAAATGTTCCTGCGCAAGGATTATTGAAATTTGACACAGTAAGCACAACAGAAGATCTATTAGACAGCAACGGAAGAAATCTACAATCTCAAACGATTATATGGAATGACCCAACGAATATTAATTGGCTAGAACAGTTTATTTTAGTATTAAATTCTGCGATGAGTGACAACACAGAATTTGGCCGAAGCCAAGGACAGGCCACTATACAGAATATCCCGACCGAGCAGTATAGATTTAGAACCACTTCAGCTGATGTACCTATCTTTACATTCTCTAAAACTGTAGCCGGTCGTTCAATGGCCTTTGAGATTCTAAGTACTTCTTTCGCAAACAGCGAATCTATATATGAAGAAGCCCCAGTCCCTGGTAATCAGTTTGGTTTTGTATATAGAAATGATAGTAGAGGTGCAGCCAGTCCCAATACAGGATTCTTCGCATTGTTTAAACAGGGTAGTTTAGAATTAGCTGATTTTTCAATCACCGCACCCACTACCAATGAAAAAATCAGTGTGGACAGCGAAAACGTAAACAACGACGATGTATGGTTGTTTAAATTAAACAGCGATGGTACTCCCTTGGAACAATGGACAAAAGTATCTTCTCTTTCCGGAAGTAATATAGCTTATAATAGTGCAGTAAATGATGTAAGAAATATATTTTCGATCGTAACAAAAAATAATGATCAGATTGATTTAATTTTTGGCGACGGTGTATACGGAAATTTACCCAAAGGTACATTTAGAATTTTTTATAGAATTAGTAACGGGTTAACTTACGCAATAACTCCTCCAGAAATGCGAGGGATAAATGTATCAATTCCTTATAGAAATAAGCAAGGAGTCGAGCATACCTTAACAGTATCGATGAGTTTAAAATCTACAGTAAGCTCTGCCTCAGCGGCCGAAGATGTAGATACTATAAGAAATAATGCACCGGCGTTGTACTACACTCAAAATAGAATGATAACCGGAGAAGATTACAACTTAGCACCGTTAAGCGCATCACAGGACATCATAAAAGTCAAAGCAGTTAATAGAACTTCTAGCGGAGTTTCTAGAAATTTTGATATCATCGACGCCAGCGGAAAGTACAGCTCTGTTAATGTATTTGCTAGTGACGGATACATTTATAAACAAGATATCGAAAGGACTTTAACTTTTAAATTTTCTAATAGATTAGAAGTAGTTAATTTTATAAGAAACAGTATTGAACCAATTTTTAATGATACAGATGTCTATAATTTTTATTTTTCAAAATTTACAAAAATCACTTTTTCAGACACCTTAACTGAATGGACGCAGCTAACCAGTGATATAAACAATAGCACAGGTTACTTTAAAAATAAAGAAGACGGTACTAAATTTAAGATAGGATCTTATACTAGCAATACTTTAAAATATGCCAAAGTAGATAGTTTAATAAAATTTGTTGTGCCAGCATCTACAGTAGTAGGAAAGAAATACGTGTTTTTTGAGAACAAGATGGTGCTTGTTGATAACGAAGCTGAGGACACAGATTATAAAAGTTATATTTGGACCAAAATAATTAAAGCAGCAGGCGACGGTACAAATGCTGACCGCGGTGCGTTACCAAACGGCAGAGGCCCAATAGAATTCAACGATATAATTCCAACCGGCGCGATTGCTTCTAGAATAATTCCTAGATTTGTAACTAATCTTTCCTCCCCGCTAGAAAATGAAATCGTAAATCTAATGACTAACGGATTAAATTTTGGATTGAGATATGATCAAATAGAATCAGCATGGAAAATTATTTCTGCAGCTAATCTTAATACTTTATCTGAATTTTCTTTAGGTAAAGCAGGAGACACTACTAGCAGTTCTCTAGATGCATCGTGGATTATGTCTTTTGTAAAAGAAAGCAGCACATACATCATTACTATCAGAGGCTTGGATTATATTTTTGGTTCTAGAAGCCAGAACAGATTCTATTTAGATACTAATCAAAAGACTTTTGATAGTACTACCGGAAAGACAATCAAAGACAAAGTGATAGTTTTAAGCATCAATACAGACAGTACAGGTATTACTTCGTTGAAAAGAGACATAGATCTCGAGGTGTCGGATACTATTCGATACGACGACGGATACCAAGCTCCTGATCAAATTAAAATTAAATTCTCAGACAACGACGACGATGGAGTAATAGATGATCCTGATTCTTTTGAAGCAATTGCAGGAGAAAATTCAGATAATTTCTTATTTTTCAAAGAAGTAGTAGACGAGTCAGGAAATCAAGTTTTTCAGTTTATAGATACAACGGAAGAATCAATACTGGTAAGATCCAATGAAGCGAACGAAAACCCAGATGATTATGATGTCGGGCAACTGGTATATTTTTCATCTAGCAGCGAGAATGTAGTAAAAAGAGTAGTAAGCACTAGTTCAAACAGCAGAATTTGGCAAGTAGAACCTTCTTATATAGGAGTAGTCGGAGTCGACCATCTTAAGTTTCAGTATATACACAATGCAAATGTTGATAGAAGAATAGACCCAAGCGCCAGTAATATTATAGACGTCTATCTATTAACTAGATCATACGATACTGATTTCAGAAATTATCTAGCAGGTGCTGTTTCTAAACCAGAACCTCCATCGAGTGAAAGTCTTAGAATTAGTTTTGGATCTAACCTAAATGCAATTAAGTCAATCAGTGACGAGATAATATATCATCCTGTTAATTACAAAGTGTTATTTGGTTCAACTGCTGATACAAAATTCCAGGCG